ATGACTACCGATTGGTACAAGAGAATTAAACCAGGAACTCAACTTGTTATACAAAGCAACAATCTGGTAATCGAAGACCATATAAACAATTGCAAGTCACTAGATGACTTTAAAAGTAAATATCCTATCAACAAAATATCATACGAAAACACATTAGAACTTAACGTCTTTAACAGATTTGCATTATCTGGCGTAAAATAGTCAGTCATAAATACAGATATGAGTATATTTGTTATTATATTGCTAGGATTTATTTGGTACCAATTCATCAGCGTAATTGGTCTATCTATTGGATTGCATAGATATTTTGCACACAACCAGTTTAAATTTAAATATCTTTCTTCGTTTTGGGAGACATTGGTTTTATTTTTATCGTTGTTAGCAGGTTCACGTAGTCCACTAGGATGGATTGGCGCACATAGAATTCACCATAGATATTCTGACACTAAAAAAGACCCACATAGTCCATTACATATAGGATTTTTTAATGTACTATTCAGTACTTGGAAAGTGAAAGAAATTCCTATAACATACGTTAGAGATTTGTACACAAACAAAAGAGTTATGTTTTTTCATAAGCATTGGAAAAAGATATGGGGAATTACAGGAATAATTTCTCTACTGATATCATCAGAATTCTTTCTTATATTTGTAGTTTCTCCTTTCATATTTGGATGGTTGAGTTATGGAATATTCAACTCACTAGGTCACAAAGATGGAAAGCCAGTCACTAATAGATTTATAAATCTTTTATCTGGCGGAGAAGGACCACACGATGTTCATCATAGTAATAGTAAACAGATAAAATTAAGTAAGTATGATATATCAGGAATTATAATTGAAAAGTGTTTAAGATAATAGAAGAAGCACCACCTCAATGGTTACTTGATGACATAGCAGGTGGTAACGATAAACTAAAAGACAATTATACATTAGAAAATATAAAGTTACAAGAAATGATATGTTTCTGTATGTTGATGTATAATGATGATATAGTTGGGTTCAGTGGATTACAACGTAAACCATTGTGGCCCGAGCCTTTTGGCGATTGGGAAGACAATACACCAAGGGTCAATTCACGTTGTTATATAGCACCAAAGTTTAGACAATATAAAATAAGAGGTGATAGAATTCGCTATCCGTGGAAGTATCTAGCACCTTATCAGATTGAAATGGCAGATAAAATGGGGTATAATAAGTTATTTTGGTCAACAGAATTATACAAACGTCCAGGAAAAACCATGGACTTAACTATTGAATATGCAAAGAAATATTTGCCAGAGAATTGGCACTATAACAGATTAGAGGGTTATAGAGATATAAATGGAGTTGAACAAGAAGTATGCGAGATATTGAAATCATAGATAACATTCATACAAAAGAAGATTTTATAAAAGAATTAGAAAAGTATGGAACAGTTAACAGAGATATAGACTTGCCAGTCATTACAAGTAAAGAGACTAAAGAAGTCACTGAACAAATTTGGCACCAAGATGGTTTACAAATAGAACACCAACCACAGTATCAAGCATTATGGTGTTCACATGCTGAAGAAGAATGTCCATCTACACAGTATGTTTCTACAAGAATATCAGAAGAAGAGGCTCTAAAGCACATTGATGTCGTAGAGGGTTATGAATTCAAAGAAGCAATAGATGATGGATTGTTTTATAGATTTGAAAAAGAATCACATAAAAGGTATTATTTAAAAAAGATTTACAAAGGTAAAAGACCAATCATTCTACAAGATGATATAGGTTATTACACTAGATGGTGTCCAATGTCATCATATAGAAACGAATCATTAGAAGAAGCAGTCTTTAAAAACGAAATACAAGAAATAGAGTGGATATCTGGTAGAGTTGTGATATCAAACAACATTGCAACGTTACATAGACGAACTCCAAACAAGAATGTGTCAGGAACAAGAAGTCTTTATAGAGCATATGTACACATATGATACGTCCAATAACATTTCTTAATTTAGAGCATCTTATTGATAGAGATGGGTTAAAAGAAGATATGAATAACGCAACGTTTATTCCATTTTCAGACTCTTCGATAAAGGAGGGGTTCTTTAAACATGCGCCACACTGGGAACAAGCGAAAGTTGATGATACTTACGAAATGCCATTTGTGTCTAAAATTAACGAATTAATAAAAGGAAAGGCTAAATTTTATAAACAACATGCGTATCATAGTGTGCCTCCACATGCAGATATAGATACACTTTGTTGTATAAATATTTTAATATCAGAAGATAATGCACCAGTAAATTTCGAAGATTGGGGCGATTTTACTTACCATTGTGCGTTATTGGATGTAACACAAAGACATAGCATTATCTCTTGGCAAGAAGAAAGACATGTATTAAAATTTAGCATATTTGACCGAACATACAACCAGGCATTAGAAGAGTTTAAAGATTATATCTCTCCAGAGCAAGGACCTATTCAATATAAAAAAAATATTAAAAAAACATCAAAAAACGCTTGACATTGATTCGTGCTTGTGTTACTATATATTAATCAACAGGTGCCTATGTCTCCTCTAAACCTCTCTCATCGACATAGACTACTTGTTGCTTCAGCCCAAAGGGGTTGGGTGGGTTAGACCTTAACGTACCACTCTAAAAAGCACAAAAAGGAAATGTAAGGCGGGAAACCCAATGTCAGAAATGATGTTGGGTTTTTCTTTTACCTAAATACTTGTATCTTAGAGGAGCCCATCATGTCACCGAAATCAATAGAACGCACAAAGTGGCTCGCTACACTTATGTTTGTATGTGCTGGAACACTCATATCTTTGAATCTACCACAATCTAAATATGCATTTCCATTATTTGCTTCGGGACATCTGATTGCAATATACGTTTTTGCGATATTAAAAGATAAACCTTTAATAGTACAAAATATATTTTTCTTATGTATTGATGTAATAGGAATATATCAGTGGATATTAGCGCCTATATTTTTTCTTTAACGCTGTTTAGATACTCAGTAAGAATCTTTGAACTTCCTACTCGTACATTGATAATACCATTATAGTACTCATCCGTTTCAAGCACTCTACGGTCAAACTGTTCTTTGGCTTCTACATAACTTAATGCACCACGACTCGGGCAATAGTGTAGAATTTCACGTGAAAATTTATCGGGACCTAATTTTTTTACGTCCGCATTCAAATGGTCAGACGAACCCCAATAGGTTCTCCAATCACTTTCTTTATAACCACGTCTTTTGTTCTTACGTCCCTTAAGAGGTGGTTTAGTGGTTTTAAATCTTGCTAACTTCTTACCTATGTATTTTCGGTCATTTGTAAGATTCGTAATCAAATATACAAATCCCTCAACATTATCAGGTAAATCATTTACAACTTTATTATTGTATGTCCAATCACTCATTGCTATCTCATTGTTTATATCTTAATAGGTCTAAAGACCTAATATCTTCAGAAATTTCTTTTCGTTCCACTCAAAGAAGATTTCATCGATATTTATTTCTTCCATATAATTATATATCAATATTATATCCATGATTATAACTGCTTGATAGTTTGGAAGACACAATTGCCCATCCACAGGGCAACTGCTGAGATACTTGATAAGTTCATCAGATTCTATGTCTAAGTTAGCCACTAGCAATGGCGAGGTCGGTTGGCGATTCCCTCGTAACTTAGTATTGCGTCTTTCGACCCAACGGCACTTTGAATAATCCACATAGAATAAAATATCATCAAAGTTGGTAGTGTTTTAGAAACCTACCTGCGGTTTGTACATTTCTGTACGGTAAATACTAGTCATTCAATTACCTTTAGAGTAACGAATGTTTCGATACAAACAGTTCTTGTGGTTAACGAGAAGCAGTGTCGGAGTTCACCCAACTTGTCCGAACGTATGTATAATATACGCCCTCAATCCCGAGTCGGCAGCCCGACTAACAGTTCCACTATGTATTGCCTTATTAGAATCATTATTAGCCTTAATATCTTTAGATTTTGTATCAGGTTTTGGGATTTGTATTAGATTTGTATCGATTTATATTAGTTATGGTGACCATACTAACATAGTGGAAAAGGGATGTCAACCTTTTTTGTAACTTTTTTTATATTTTTTATAAAATAGGTGTTCCAGCCTGTTTACTTAACTCAAAGTTCTCAGAAACTATCTCATTTAAGTGCTGAATGTGACCCGCCGGCATGTCATGTAACTCGGATATACTAACGCCACCACGCATATACCACGTAAGTTTATACAAAGATTTGTGCAGAGCGTCAAGTGATTTTTCGTAGGACTCTTGTTTCGCTCTTACGTCAGTATCGCTGGCAGTCTTCAACCAGCGGAGGAAAAATTTACAGGGTTCATGTCAAATGTGACTTCCTCTGTGTGTTTACATGCCTCACAAGTAAACTCAAATGTTGCTATATCACTTATATTTGGTGAAACATTGTTTACAGTTTCATTTATTTTCTTAACAACATCTGCTGGTATATTATCCATGAATTCTGTAATCATCTCTTTTTCAAAAATAACATTTTCTGGAGTTTCAATCCTGTCTATAGAACTTACTAATAAGTCTACGTTTTGTTTAGACACTTTTCTGAAACTAGTAGCAAATGCTTTTGCCATTGCCAACTCGTCTTCTTCGCCTTCAATCTTATTAGAACTCATATTACTTAGAATTCTAGCCTGTTCTACTTCCATAAGTGCAAGTCTTGTTAGACTTTCTATTTTTGGCGGAGTTACAAAGATTTTAAGGTCTTCGTATTTTATTGGCTCAATGTCAGAAATTTCTGGGAATTTACCTAATATGCTATTGATGTCAATATTGTAATCTGCTTGTTCACTACATTCAGAACAAGTGTGTGTATGTTCTACTTCGTTACCATACGTTGCGTATTTGATTGCCAAGAATATCATCTCTGCATCGATATTACATAGATTTCTTGGATTAGGTATTGATGGTACACAACTACGGATAAGATTTATTAATGCCTCTCCGTTTAATAGTTCGTCAGGATTTTGCATTGATATTTCATCAATAGCAGTCATCGGAAGTATAGGTAACTCGTCCAATACAGTTTTTTCTATTTCTGGATTAAATCTGCCACCAGTCGGAATTTGTACATATATTCCCGGTTTACGAAAATATTTGGATAATGGGTTCTCATTGGTGTTCATTTGTTTGTCCTTTGATAAATACAGTATAATAAGGTTAGTAATTAAGTATATACATAATTATTTATCTTCAACAATAACTACGAAGTTTTTATAACTAAATTAAAGGTTTTTCATGGCAGATGATTCACAAGACGTTTTTATTACAGGTGTAGGCGGTAACGTTGCCCAGTGGAGTACTGAAGCAACTGCTTCTCAAATGGCAGGTGCATTAAAAAAAATTGGTAGCCAAAATACAAAGATAATTGAACTCTTAACTAAAATGATGAGTGGTCAATCTGTTACTGTTAAACAGGCAGGTAAAGCAATTGGTGAAGGTGCAAAACTTCAAAGAAGTATTGATAAACAAACAGCAAAAGATACTACAAACGCAAACACGAGCCAAAGAGTATTAAGAGACATTGATAAAAAGTTTGGTGGCTTTGGTTCACTATTCGATGGTCTTAATACCACAATGGGTAAACAGTTAGTCCAAGAAAAGAAAACTACAAAAGCAGTTGAGCGTCTTATGAAAGCGTCAGGAATGTCTGAGGGTGATGCGAGAGCAACAGTTGAGGCAGACAACAAAGCAAAAGAGCAGATGAACTTTTTGAAAAAGGCAGTAGTAAGTATCGCTTCAGTCTCATTGATGGCAGAAGAGGCTACTAGAGCAGGATTTGAAGAAAGATTTGATATGGCATCTGAACTTCGTCAATCTGGTTTGATGAATGGCTTAAGTGGTATGAACGAAGGAATGATTGATATTGCTAGAACGATATCTGAAACTGGCTTTACTTTCGGTCAAGCCGCAGAATTTACTAAAGCATTTTCTGAAGCAGTTGGCGTAAAAGGCGTAAAGGCTACATTAGATTTTGTAAACAATATGGCACAAGGTCCTACTGGATTAATGGAACAGTTTAGTTTAGAGTTTGGACAAGTTGCTCACTTATCTGGTGAATACTTAGAATCTTTAAGACTTTCAGGTCAACTTAATAGAATGAGTGACCAACAACAGAGACTTGGCATGGACAGTTTTATGTCTAATGTTCAAGCAACATCGAATGTACTAAAAGTTTCAATGGAAGAAGCGGCATCTATAATGAAGAATGCTTTGACTGATGAACAACGAGGCATGCTTTTAACTCTTCCAGACCAAATGCAAACGTCATTAAAGGCTGGAATGGAGTTTATGGGTGGAATGAATAATCCACTTGCTGAATTAATAACTACAAGATTAGGCGCAGGAGCAAATCAGTTTATGCAAACTGAACAATTCCAAGAAATGTCTGGCTCTCAAGCAGGTTTAGAATTGATTAAGTTCACTAATCAAGCGGCTAATGTTTTAGAAACACAAGGTGATGCGGCATTCCAAGAATTCATGGCTGGCCAAGGTTCTGGATTTATTGACGATTTGATAGAGACATTCTCGTCTTCTCAAAACAGAGGTGTTGCATTTACTGATGGAACTATGGCTCTCATTGGTCAGTTAGCGGCTTTTCAACAAACATTAAGTGAGGCTGGACAAGGCATATCTGGTGGTGATAGAGCAGACTCAGTAGAAATGAGAAACAGAGAAGCAAAACGTCAAGCCTCAGTTGGATATGAAGATGCATTTAATGCCCTTATGCCAGGTTTTATTGATAACGTTGAAAATCTAACAGAAACAAATAGAAGATTTGCAGAAACTGCCAGAGATACAATTACAGAAAACGCAAATTTAATTGATGGATTTAGTAATGCTACTACTGGTGTAAAACAAGTAGTAGTAGAAACAGCCTCACTTGTTACTAAAATGCTTCAGTTTCCAGCATTTGTATTCGACGGAGTTGGTAGTGTGTTTGGAACAAATGTACTAAGTAATGATGGTAGGTCTGCCCAAGACTTCACAAAAGCAGGTAAACAAGGTCGTACAATCAGTAATTCTCAAATGCAAGATTTTGAAAAATATACTAATGATATGATTGAAAAGATTGGTAAAGATAAAAATGCAACTGCCGAAGATAGAAGAGCAGATTATGAAAGACTATTACAGTCACTATCAACCATTATGATTACTCAAACGGCAGAGGGCTCAAATGCTAATAGTATAAATCAAACACAACAGAAGATATTAGCCAGTCTAACTACTTTAATCAATCAGTTGAAGAATTAAGGGATGAGGTTGACAATGTATACAAAATATGTTAATATAGATAAAATTAGGAATAAATTATGACTTGGAAAAAGTACTTTAAAACATATGACGGTGTTCCACGCCCGGCAGAAACAGGACCAGCACAAAATAATGCTTCGAGTTCTAAATATAGCAGTTGGTTACCAGAGGTCTATATGGGTCAACCGAATCGTGCCCAACGTTATGGTCAATATGACCAAATGGACATGGATTCAGAAGTCAATGCGGCATTAGATACAATTGCAGAGTTCTCTACATTGTTTAGTGAAACTACTAAATTGCCATTTAACATTCAATACAATGATGACCCATCGTTTACTGAAAACGAAATTCTTCAAAAGTCATTACGTCAATGGTGTTCAATGAATAAGATGAACAAACGTATCTTTAGAATTTTTAGAAATACAGTTAAGTACGGTGACCAATTATTCGTTAGAGACCCACAGACATACAAACTATATTGGGTAAACCCATCAAAGGTTGAAAAAGTTGTCGTAAACGAAGGCAAAGGCAAAAAGATTGAAGCATATTACATTAAAGATTTAGATATTAATATGCAAAGTCTTAATATTACCGCAGACACAGTTAAACTATCACAAACTGGCAGTCAGAAGATGGGTATTCCTACATCTACATCTGGTATGCAACAAAGTTATGGTTCAGGTGCGGATGGTCAAGGTTCAAGGTTTGCAAACGATGTAACAACTACAGCAATTGATGCCAAGCATGTTATTCATGTATCTTTAAGTGAAGGTATAGACCAATACTGGCCGTTTGGTACAAGTATGCTTGAGCCTGTATTTAAAGTATACAAACAAAAAGAATTACTAGAAGACTCTATTATTATCTATCGTGTACAACGTGCGCCAGAACGTAGAGTATTCTATATCGATGTCGGTGATATGCCAACTCACAAAGCACGTCAACACTTAGAGCGTATTAAGAACGAAATTCATCAACGTAGAATCCCATCTAAAACTGGTGGTGGTGCTAACGTTGTTTATAGTGCGTATAATC